TTTTGAAATATACTATCTGTTTCTCCTCCAGCAGAAATAGCATTAGTAGATGCAGCAGTTATTCTACCCTGGGCATCAACTGTTATAGCTGGAATAGCAGTAGCCGAACCATAACTACCTGCACTAACAGCAGTATCAGCAAGTCCAGCAGCTTGTGCTTTGGTTAGTCCCATTAATCAGCCTCCTCTGGGGTGTTACCTTTTGCTACCCATTCTAGGTACTCTTGGTAGTCGGTGTTTGCTTCGTCAAATGGTATTTGAGCATTATCTGATAGACGCAATATAACCCCTCTTTCTTTGTTTGTTATAGGGTCTTTGGGTAAATATTTGTAGCTCATAATTCTGCACTTGCTGTAAAATTGTATTGTACTAAAACCGTAGAACTACTTCCAGTTTGACCACCAAAGGCAAGAGTTCTAGGATTAGAAGTACCTTCTAAACTTAAAGCACAAACACCCCAACTACTGTTGTTATAGTGGCTAAAACGATTATCAGTTGAGTTGGTTACACTATTAAGTGTATATGTAACAACGGTCGGTGTTGATCTCATTTCAACAGGAAGGTAATGACAAAGACCAGCTATATAATCACTTGCATAGGGCTTGATATATTGATAAATACCTTTTCCTACACCATGAGCAGGAGTTGTTCCTTGCTCAAAACTTTTTTGATAATACCTCTGACATAAAGCAAGCTCCTGAGCAAATGACCTGTGTTCAAAATCTGTTGCAACGCTGCCTACTTCTAACTGAACTCCTGTAATAAAAAAGTCATTTGAAGTGCTATCAAAAACATTTACCTGTCCTGTAGCTCTCTTATTAGCAGTAAAAGCTGCCCATGTTGATGGTGGTGTCCCTCCTCCTGTATAAGTTGTTCCAGCCATTAACCAAAAGAAAATTCTTAAACTTGACCCATTATCATTATCAAAAGCACCTGTTGTATCGGCTGGAAAAGTTAAAGTTACTTTTTGCCATGTATCTGCTGAACTGATTGTATAGCTTTTACAAACGTGCCTATCATTGTTGTCATCATAAAACTCAACCCAATGCACACCTGTTTTTGGAGATTTTACATGAAAAGAAATCGTAAATTGTTTTGCTTGTGCTGTTCCTTTGCAGAAAACTTGTACGTCTTGCCCTTCCATTCTGTGTTCTATAGCAACATAATGCCCTGCACTTACAGTTCCACTTGCTGTTGTGCAGTCATATTTTAAACTTTTTGAAAATCCATACCCTGCTGGAACATCTGTACTTTGTGAAGCAGTATATCTCATACTTCCTGTACCTTTCTGTTGGTATCTATCAGGAGCAAAGTAGCCTTCGCTTGATCCGACACCTGTAGCTGAAGTTGATCTTTGAAAAACTTGAAATTCGCCATTAATGTTTAGTCGTCTATTACTTAAGCTATTAGTAATATTGGCAGTACACGTTCCATCATTAGCTAATGTGATCGCATCACTTGATGCACTGACTCCTTGAATAGCTGCAACTTTTAATGTACTCATGCACCCTCCAAAGCTGCTACTTTAGTTTCTAATGTTTCTATTTTAGCTACTGCTTCTTGTAATGCAGCAGTTAACAAGGGAACAAATTTTTCATACTTAAGAGATTGATAAATAGGATCTCCATTAAAATCAACTTCATCTTTTGTACCTATTAACGAATTTGGCACTACAGCACCAGCTTCATGTGCATAAAAACCACTAACTAATACATTTGGTTTATCTACTATTATTCTGTCAGTTTCTATATAATTAAATTTGTATGGTTTTAATTGATTAAGCTCTGTAATTGCATTAGTGTAGTTTACAACATTGTTTTTTAATCTATAGTCAGAACCACCAGCATAGGAAAAAGCTGTTCCAGAATTATTTGCTGTTGGAGTTGATGATGATTGTCTTAAATTAAGACTATCATCCATCCACATTCTTGCATTTCCAACATTTTGATGCTCCCAATAAAGTCCAGTTCTATTATCATCTGAACCACAACCAAAATAGTAAAAATTACAAGAAGCAGCATTTGAATCGTTAGTTCCTGTAAACTCCGCAATAAAATGATTAGCACTACTTGAGCCAGTATCTACGTGCAATTTCTTATCAGGGGATGTAGTACCTATACCTACGTTTCCAGACGAATTTATACGGATACGTTCTGTAGTGCCATGAGCAAAAAGCATGTTATTACCACTTTCTACTCTCATAGCCATATCACTTGTTCCACCTCCTACAGCACCACCAGAAACAAATCCACCAAGTAAAGTACCGTCTGTTGCATGTATTAAAGTTCCTTGATTTGTACCACCTTGTAGTCTTAAATATGTATCTCCACTTGTTTTATTTAGATGGAGAATTTGATCTGGAGAAGCAGTTCCAATACCTACATTACCTGAACTATTTGCAGTAACAAACGACCCATCACCTGCGTAATTATCGTTTAAAGTAATAGTTCTATTAGCAGCAGGGTTAGACGAAGGAGCAGATATGATAACCCCATTTCCACCGCTATGTAATAACTTAAGTGAACTCATAATTTAGGGTACTTGTCTTTAATAACTTTTATAGAAGCCTTCCAAGCATCTATTCCTTCATTATATATCTGGTCAAACTGATCTTCAAACTTTGGATATTCTGATCTTCTTTTAGATTTATAACTATCGTATTCTGAATCCCATGCAGCTTGTAGTGCAGCAAGGCCATCTGTACATTGTTTTTCTGTAGGTTTAGAGCCTCCATCATGCACTATCAAGTTTGCATATACTTTATTACTTGGATCGCTAAAACCAAACCATTGTCCTGTTCTAACAGTAATAAGGTAATCCTCTATGTGATCTGCTCTACCATCTATTCTCATTATGTATCTCCCAATCTAGTAAAAGTAACACCACTATGCTTGTTTGTTCCCGTTGCCATGATTTGAGAGGTATCTGAAAGTACATGACGTAATCTCCACCTAAAAGTAGAAGCATTTGTTACATTAAAAACCGCTATGGATGTTGGACTTGCATAATACTGACCAGTATAGGCACTATTATAAGCAACAGTAGAGTCAGTATAGTTAGAACCCGAATCAGAAGAAATCTGTTGTTCACAACCTAAATAAGATCTACCTCCGCCTTCAGCCCTTATAACAAGTGTAGCCATTACTAAATAAATTCCAGTACTAGGAAAAGTAAAAACACCACTTGATTCTGTCATAGCTGAACCAATATTTCCGAACAAAGTTGAAGATGCTGCTGAATGTCTAGCCCAATTAGCTGTAATAACTGCTACAGAATTTGTTGTATAACTGCTAGTTATAACCCAACTATCTTGCATTGTTATTCCTTTGGCTGACCCTGTGGCTTTAGCTGCTGTCACAGCATTATTGGCAAGCATATCTGTATCGACTATTCCGTCAGGTAAGCCTCCTACTGAGATTCCACTTATTGTTCCTGCTGATTCGTTAAATACTATTGGCATAATTTACCTCCTAGACAATAACATAGCGTGAACCTGATGGAATTGTAACCGTTACTCCACTTGCTATTGTTATATCACCTGCACTTAAACCTGACTTATTTGTAGTCATAGTGTAATTATTTGAAATTGTTAAAGAGTTTTCTGTTACGCAACCATCAGCTTTTTGTGACGAAACTCCTGTTAATGCTGATCCATCTATAGCTGGTAACGCACCAGTTAAGGCAGAAGAAGGTAAGTTAGTTAAACTTGCACCCGATCCACTAAATACAGTTGCACCTAATGTTCCTGTAGCAGAGTTGAATGTAAGATTAGATCCAGATTTTAGTCCTAAATCTCCTGTTGCAGCAGTAGCAAACAAAGGGAAACAAGTAGTATCGGAACTTTCATCTGCAATCGTATTGGTTGTTGCATTACCAATAGCAACCTGAGTTCCCATATTGACAATGAAATATGTAGCACCACTAGGAGGAGCAGAATCAAAAATAATATCTGTACCGCTAACAACATATCCATCTGTCATATCTCCTTGCCCCGTTCCATCATTAGGCTGTTGCATTACACCGTTGATAGATACCCTTAATATCTCTGCATTGGTAGGTGTTACTGCTGTACTTGTTCCTTTAGTTACTAACTTAAATCTATAAGCAGAACCGTTAAAGGTAGCTGACCCACCACCTGTTCCAGAAGATGATGCAATATCTAGTAAATCAGCAGTCCCCGAAGTACCAGTAGAACCTCCAATCTCACCCCATGCACTGCCGTCATAACCCTCAAATTCTGATGTTGTGCTATTGAATCTGAACATTCCAGCAGAAGGAGATCCTGGTCTTTCTCCAGTAGTTCCAGAAGCTACATCAATAGCTCCTGTTCCTGTCATCAAAATATTTCCACTTGTAGTTAAAGAAGTAAGCGTACCAACAGAAGTAAGACTTGAAGTAACTACTGTACTTTTTAATTCTGTTCCTGTTAAAGTACCTGCTGCTGCTGTGACTGTAATAGCAGAAGATCCATTAAATGATACTCCATTAATATTTCTAGCAGTAGCTAAAACCGTTGCTGTGGCAGCGTTTCCAGAAGTATCTTGATTCCCTGCTGAGTTAACACCAGGTAAATCAATGTTGCCTGTTCCATCAAATGATACTCCACCAATATTTCGTGCAGTTTCAAGAGCCGTTGCTGTAGCTGCATTTCCTGTAGTGTCTTGATTAAGAGTGCCTACAACAAAATCTAAAGTTCCATCTGCATCTTGGTACGTTACTGTAATTCCTGTCTCAGTATTACCAGTAACCATTCCACCTACATAATCTTCTACCTGTTCTTGAGTAAGCGTTGCAGTTATATATCCAGCACCATTTGTAATCGCATTATTGTTTAAAGAAATATTTGCTGTGCCATCAAAACTAACTCCAGCTATGGTTCGAGAAGTTTCTAATGCAGTAGCAGTTGCAGCATTTCCAGTACAAGAACCAGACGATCCAGAGGCATTACCAGTTACGTTTCCAGTTAATGCACCAGCAAACCTTGTAGAGGTAAGAAGACCAGAAGAAGGATTATAAGTTAAGCCTGTATCAGTTTCAGCACCTTGTGTTCCAGTTGCTCCATCAACAAATAAAGGATAAACCGTTTCGTCTGTTGAGTTGTTTGCACTAACAGTTACACTGGTAGCGATAGCAGAAGTACCTGTAAAATTAGTTGCAGATAAAACCTGTGTACCAGCTACTTTTAATACTTTTCCAGAAGCAAGATCAATATGTTCAGAACTTGTCCAAGAATCTGTAGAATCTACCCAATTCCAAGTCTTATCACCATCTGTTGAATCAATAGTAATACCAGCACCATCTACAGCAGCATCATTCCCATTGCCTTTTGCAATCTCAATATTCTTATCTTTTACAGTTAAATTTGTTGTATCAATAGTTGTTGTCGTTCCAGAAACAGTTAAGTCACCTGGAATTGTTACTAAACCAGCAGAACTAATAGTTAAACGACCAGAACCTCCTGTACTAAGAGTTAATGTATCTGATCCTCCACTTATTCCTGTATTTGGATCTGAACTAAAACTAAATGATGGAGCAGAAGCACTTCCATCAGGTGCTTTACTTAATAAATCTGCATAAGTTATCTTTTTATTTTTATCAGCACCAGTTCCACTCTGGTCAATTATTGGCAGCGTATCTGTACTGGCTGGTGCAGTTAAAGCTGTAAATTCTGATATTTTGCGGTTTGTCATAATTAGAACTTAATTACATACATTAGAGCATAATTTTTAACACGAACTTCACTCGAACCATCACTAGAAACGGTAATGCCAGTTGTTTCAGATGAAGTTCTACCTACATCTGGTTCACTCGATTTATTGACTATATTATATGCTTCATTTAAGTTACCAGCACCTGTACCTGCTGCTGGATAGTTACTACTCGTTAAAGTAGTGCTAAATCGTGATTCTGAACCATTACTTGAATTAAAAGCATGGTGGTAATGACCTGAGTCTGTAATGCTATGATTGTGAGATTTGTTTTGATCTGTTTGACTAGAAGCAAAGGATCTTCCACTATCAACTCCAGCACTATTATCCCAACCTCTTACAAATTGTCCCCTAAGATCAGGTAAGTTAAAGGTAGAAGAGCCATCTCCTGCTCCCCATGTTGTTGAAATTGTAGAGAACAAGGAAGCATACGTTGATCTACTTACAGCAGCACCATTACATTCTAAAAACCCAGTAGGAACAGTAGTTGTAGCTAGATTAAATACAGAACCAACAGGTACTCCATTAGCAATCTCTCCCCAAGCTGACCCGTTATATCCTTCAAATTGGGTAAGAGTCGTATTGAATCTTATATCTCCTGTAGCTGCTGTTGGCCTCTGTGCTGTTGTTCCTGTTGGTAACTGTAAAGAACCAGTACCAGACATAACAATATCACCACCAGATGTAACCGTTCCAGAAAATGTAGGGCTTGCCTTAGTAGCTAATCCTAAATTACTAGCATCTGTTAAATCTCCTAAAGTTAACCAACCATTATTAGCAGAATTTCTAATTTTTAATAAATTATTTGATGTATCAGCCCAAATTTTATAAGCAACAGTAGTGGAAGGAGCAGAAGAACCACTATTAGATGATTGAATATCACCTAAACAGGTATTTAAGTCTGCTCTAAAAGTAGCTCCTACGGCATTTCCTATATCAAAATCATGTGTATTACTCATTTATGTAACCTCCTTACCAAAACCTGATGCAGCCCATACAAAGGATCTAGCGACTGCGGAACTTCCATTTTTAAATGTGACCTGAAATCCTGTCCTACTTATATTAGCAAGTTCAAAGAAATCACCTGATTGTTGTGTTGTTGGAGTCACTACTACTTGAGGTGTATTTTTAAATGGATTAGTGAAAGATACAGTGTATTGTGATGATCCAGTAGTAACTGGAGTTGAAATACTTTCTGTTCTTCCTTGTAATTCTAGTGTAGCTCCTAATTGAGTAACAGCTATATTTTGGTTAGTGTCATTACTTGTTAATATTGCTTTAAATTGAAAAGCTCTACCTGTTATTAATACGTTACTAAATTCTTTATATGCACTCCAAGTAGGAGATCCAGATGGATCATCATTAGTGGATCGCACATAAACAGCAGCATTACATTTTGTAGCTTCAGTTAAACCACCAACAGCATCAATATATCCCCAACTATCAATTAAATCAGTTCTATCATCCCATAAACTATTCAATATAAAGTTACTTGCTTTTAAAGTTTTTCTTAAATTAACGTCATAGGGTTGTGTTAAATCTACAGAGTTAGCAAAAGAATATTCTCCAGAAGTTTCTGTTGCATTACTTGTAACTACTAATTTTAAAGCATCTAAAGAAGCATCATAAACTGTATCTGATTTAGAGCCTGTAAAGTTAGCAGTATGTTCATCAAGTGTTCCAACAACAAGTCTTTCAGAAGGTGTTGGTAAGGTAGTTGTTATTCTTGTATTATTCCAATCTGAATCATTTGAACCAGGAGAAGGTGATTCTCTTCCACCATCATCCTCAAATTTAATTAAATAAGTTCCTTCAAGTAAAGGTACAATTTTTTGAGTTTGGTTACCTGCTGCTGCAACTACAATTTCCTGTGCATCTTTCCATTGAGCACCTGTAGTTAAAGAAGAATGTCTGATAAGGGTCTTGCCTCCTAGCAAAACGTCAAGTTCTGTAGCACGATTCCAGCTTAATATTGCACTTGATTCATCAATAGGAAGTAAACTAACACCACTGACGTTAGCTGGAACGGCAGTCTTACCAACAGCTACAAAGGGACTTAAGGAGTTAGGTAAAGTTGATCTAAGACCTGATGCGCTAACGCTATATACCTCAATCGTATAGTTACCAGCAATAGTATCTAGTATTTCATAACTTTTAGCACCTTCTACAGTACGAGATACATAGTTACCTTGTTCATATCTCCATCTGACATAAACATTATCAGTAGAAGTAGTCCAACTAACAATAATTTTTACTCTTGCAATACCAGTATTTTCATAAATAACTTCTTCTGCTGTTATACCTGTAGGAGAAGATGGAGCTACATCCAAGTTAGTTATATCTCTAGTCGTAAGAGCTATGCCACTTTCTATGTGATTATATTTACCTGAGTTATATTGACTTGCTGTAATTGCATAATTCGACCTGCCTTCTTCTACAACAGTTAAAACTCTCCAAGTGCTTGTAAGAATATCTGTTGTTTGGTACACCCAAATACTATTTACATTAGGAGCAGAAGTAAAAGCACTTGAAACAGTAATAACACTGCCAGATATACCACTTACAGATTTATTCTCTACAGATCCATCAGAAAGAATAACAGACAAAGTAGATCCAACTGAATAAGTTAAATCTGTTGTATCATCTACTGTTATTGTAGTTGTAGTAGCAGCTTGAATACGACCTCCTCTACGTTCTCCACTTCTTACAGGGTCAGCTATCTCAATGATCTGCCCAGGTCTGACAACTACTCCTGCATCTACAGAAGTTGCAAAAGCAACTACTTCACGTTCTACGTTTTCCATGTAAAGCAACCACTTGGCAAGACGATTAGCTTGTCCTCTACTTGTACAAGCAAACGCATCTATATTTTTAACAACTGATCCATAACGAGTTTGGTTAGCATTATCAATAACTTCCTCATAATTTATATCTCGTAAATCTAAGTCTAAGTATTTAGCAACTACTACTGTAGGTCTTATTTTTTGACTTGTATTTTGATAAGTAAAACCAGGAGGAGTTACATTAGCAAGAGTAAACAAATAACTAGAATCTTTAGGAGAATCCTGTGTAATAGTTAAACTACCAGCCTGATAATATGGCATTGCTCTAAACACAGAACACATTTGATTAATTACGTTATAAGCTTCCTGTTGATTTTGAATTGATACATTACAACTAAATCTAGGTTCTGTATCACCTGTGCCTGTACCATCATCTATTTGAGCAGAACAATAAACAGATGCTTGATAAAAACTAAACTTATCTAAATCAGCTTCAACAAGATGTGCACCTAATCCGTACCTAGAAGACGTTAGAAGGTCATATAAACACCATGCTGGATCGTTTGTATATTGTGCAGCACCCAGCGTTCCATTAAACGTACCAGTGTAAGATAAGCTTCCGTCTGCTCTTACTGTTGCATTATGAGGAATTTTAACTTTAATACCTTTAATTAAATATTGTCTTTTAGGAATAGAAGTGAACTGTTCTGCATCTACCTTTAAACCAACTAATGCACTATTTGCATAAGTTCTTTGATCGTATTTTATTTCTACATAGTTATTAAATTGAATTTCATTAGCTAATTTACTTGAACTACTATCAGCAGTAATTCTAGTAACTTTTATATTGACAGGAAAAGCACCATCTAAATTAATTAAATAATCTCTTTGGTAGGTATCAGGAGTTCTACCTGTAATAGTTCCTGCATTACCAGAAACAACAGTAGAGTATGAACCTCCAGAATACTGAACAGCAATCTCTAACTTAACTTCTGTACCAAAAATATCTCCTTTATCACTTAAAGATTGCAAAGAAGGAACAGTTATTGTTACTGATACTGCATCAACATCTGAATCTGTAATTTGTATAACTTTTGGTGTTGCTTGAGGAACAGTAGAAGATCCTGTAGATTTAGTTGTTTCTACATTTTTTGTTATAGGAATATTTGTTTGACTAGAAGTACCAGTTCTTGCTTCAAAAGTTACATCTTTAAAATTAAACGTACCATCAGTAGCTTGTAATGGTGTGTTGTTAAGGAATATAGACTTTGCACCATCTACTAAACCACCTATTTCACCTTCTGATATTAAATCTAATACTTTGGCAAACTGTTTTGAATCAAGATTATCTTTAGCTTCGGTAGGAGTACCACCGCCTCCTCCTCCACCTTTTCCTCCTCCTCCACCAGAGCCTATAACTTTACTCATACTTCCACCTGTGCAGTTTCAATACCAGCCGATATAACTACCGATCCAGTTAATACTTGTCCATAAATAACAGGGACAGCAACACCAGCACGACTTGTATTTTGTATGCCACTAAAATTAAAAGATAAACGAGGATCTTGTTCTTGTTCTGAAATCTTAGGAACAGGAGTTAACATATCGGCAATACCTGATAAAGCTAAGTAACCACCCATATAAACCATACTTTTAGTTAGTAAACCAACCTCAGCTAAACTTCCAAATTTTATTCCCTCCATTAAAGTCATACCACTACCTGCTGGCATAAGAAATGCACCTCCTATTAATGCTGCTCCTAATAATATTTTGCCTAAACCTCTACCTCCAGCACCTCCAACAACAGGAATAATTCTTATATCCTCCTGTCCATTAGGATAATGTAACTCTTCTTCTCCTATCTCCCAATTATCAACCGCAACCTTATAGTACCTATCGGCCATATGTTTTTCTAACTGAGGAAAATTAACAACTAAAAATCTTATTGCCTGTGCAGCATTATTAACTTCAGCTTCAAAAGTCTTTTGACCTAGAAACTTTGCTAGTTCTCCGTATAGCTTAATTTTACGCAGCATAACGAATCCTCTTACCTGTGCATTTTAGCAACCATTCGTCTAATAAATCACGACTTGATAATCTATTTTGCAAATGATGTAAAACAGTTTGTTCTCCTAAGTAAACACCAATATGATTTAATCCGCTACTACTAATTGACATTAATAACAAATCACCTTTTTCTAAATCTTCTTCCTCTGTTAACTCTCTAAAACCTGTCTTTGCAAAACAATCAACAAACATAGGGTTTTTAACAAAATCTTCTGGATCGTTTGGTCTGACCCAATCTATAAGTTGTACTCCTAATTCTTTTTTATACCAATCTCTGCATAAACTCCAACAATCAGTTACACCCCAAACCCATTGCCTACCAATTAAAGGTGCTTCATAGCCACAAGGTTCACAATAACCCCATTCTTTTAAATTAGGTTGAACAATCCACCATTTAATACCAGATTTTTCACAAGAAATCTTATCAGCTTCACTAGGTTTTGGACTTGTAACAGGATGACTATGAACAACAGCAGTTATTTCTCCTTGATCTTCAGCATTAGCCCAATCTATAGGATCTAAAATAAATTGATCTTTAGGATCTACAGCTAAGTTTTTGCAAGGAAAATACTTTTCTTTACCTTTAATAACAACTAGAAGACCACAAGATTCTCTAGGGTCTTCTTTTATTGCGTGTTCAAGTGCTTTATCTTGCCACATTATGAAAAGAACGTACCAACACCAGGAAAATCTGCTGGTAATACTTGTCTTTTAGGTAATCGAACACCTTGTAAGTCGAAACTAGCAGCAAGTTCAAATTCAATAATGTCTCTATTTTCTGTTGATTTCCTATCAATAAAATAGACCTCATCAGGAAATGTAGCTGTTGGATCAGGTGTTCCATGAGGATTATCACTAGATTCCTGACTTACAAGGCTGTCATTTTCCTGTAATAACTCACTGTCATCTTCTAATAAAATATCTCCAATATCAAAATTAATATGATCTATATATCTTTCTAATGTTCTAATTCTTGTAACTTTTGCTCCTTCTAATCCTTGAGGTAAGGTCAAAAGTATTGTTGTAAAAGTTCCTAAAATATTAGATATTCTTAGTTTAGGTCTAGGAAGTTGCTTACCATTAAACTCAAATCCACTAGCTTCTATTGGCATCCTTGTATATTCAACACTATCAAATATAAGATTGCCATTATTATTTTCACTTACACCATTATGAAAATAATAAGTTGTATTAGCACCATGAATTGTGGTATCTAGTTGTAGTTGAAAAAGTTCAACAATATTACTAGGATTTATCTTCTGTAACTCTGATACAGGAGTAGCCATTAGGGTTCAAATACTTGTTGAAACGTCATGTTTAATGTTGCTCTGCTTTTATAAGGTATTGTTTTAGTCCATCTAGGGCATATCCATTTATATTGTGTGCTGCTGCCAGGAGGAGTCCAATCAAAAGAAGCACCATCATCTGCTCTAGCTTCAAGAAATGTTTCTATAGTATCTGAATCTGTTTCACTGCATTGAAATGTCAAAGACCAAACATAAGGTTTTGTATTTAATCCAAATTTAATTCTGTGTTGGTAGCCATCATTAAATTGAGCAACATTTACTTTTGGTGTTGTAGTTTTACGAGCTTGATAGCTTGGATTAATAGAGGGGAAAGTAGCCATTATGAAAGTAAACCTCCAGGTCTTTTTTCTTTAATAAGTTCTGATTGAACAACTGCTCCTATTAATCTACCTAATTCTTCACCATTTGCTTCGTTTCCTTCAACAGATGTACCAGAAGCATCTACATTTACTACTACAGTTGCTCCTCCAAGTGCATGATTTGGTGTAACCGTACCTGTAACTCCTGGGGTAAATAGTTCTGGTCCACGTTCTCCAACTAAATGAGTTCGACCAGCTTTAGCTATACCTCCATTAGCTAAAGGTTGACCAAAAAATTCATCATCAAAATCTCTACCAAATATATCTGTACCTCCAGTAGTTGAACCCCTTGAAGGAGCAAGCCCTCTATCAAATGGAGTTCCAAAAAAGTTTAATCCAATGCCTAATATTTTCAACTGTATTTGTTTAGCGATCATCTTTGCAGCCATATCTAAAAACGCATCTGCTGTTCTATTAAATAAATTTGCCAATGCCTGTTGTGCTGTCATTGATCCTTTTACAATACCTTTAAATGATTCTCCAAAAGCATCTCCAATAGTTTCGGCTGCTGTTACAACCATATAACTAGTACTTGTTAGTTTTCTAAGCTCTGCTGATGTTTTATCCATAGCGTTGGGGATAGAATAACTCATAGATTCCATTTCTCTATTAAGCTCTTTCATTAATTCCTGAATAGTTGGTAAACCTTCTTCTAATTCCTTAAATTTTTCTAAAACTTTTTCAACACGAAGTTCCATTCGCTCGCTAGCATCTAAAAATAAACCTGGATCAACTTCTCCTAAATCAACCTGCCCAAAAGTATTTATTAAGTTCGTAATCCGATAAATTTCACTAAGAATAAATCTTGCTCTATCTCTTAGTTTTATTTCCCTGGCTTGTGCTAATTCTGCATCAAGATTTGCTTTTAATATGGCTTTAGATACTTCAAGTTGTAAATTTTTAAATCCTGTTACTTTTGCTTCTCTTAATAATTGAATTTGCTGTTCAATACTTAATTGATTACTTGTATCCAAAATAGCTGCCATAGCAGTTTTAGTATCATTAACAGCAGCTAAATTTTTAAAAGTATTTGGATTATCTCCAAAAATAAATGCAGCAGCTTGTCCTGTATCTCCAAATCTTGCAAATGCACCAGCCATTGCAATAGCTTCATCTTTGGTTACATTTAAAGCTGTTGCAAGTTCTCTAATATTGTCTCTGGTAAACTCTGCTGAACTTCCAGCATTTCTTAATACAAAATCAAGTTGAGTTATTGATTTATTCATTTTGTCTTGTTGTTCTATAAACTGTCCGATTGCTGTACCTGCAATAGATAAAGCAAAACCAAATTGACCTCCTATCATTCCACCTGCTGCACCACCAATAGCACCACCTGTTGCTGCTGCACCTGTTTGCCCAAATAATAAAGGAAACGAACCACCAATAATTCCACTACTAAGAATATTGCCCATATTGCCTTTTTGATATTTAGCGTTTTGTTGTTTGGCTTTTGAGTTTTCTTTAGTTGCTTTTGTGTTTTGATTTTGAAGTTTAGTATTTTGAAGGTACATACTATTATTCAAATCCATGCCTTTTGTTTGTTTATGTAAGGCAGCAGTAGCAGCTTTATGTTTTGGTGTTCCTATAGTTAATTGGTTTACATATTCTTGCAAAGAATCTGCTGCTGCCATCTGTTGATTAGCAGTTTTTCCAAAAACTTTCTCTCCTTTACTTACAGTTTCGACAAGGTTTTCCATGTCTTGTCTGTATTTTTTTATCTGATTACGAGCACGTTTTCCTCCTTTACCTCCAACATTTCTAGGGTTTTCTATATCAATACCACGAATACTATCGACACTTTTTGCTAATTCCTCTGCTTTCTTTTTTGCCCTATCAAGACCAGATTCTCCTACGATATTAAATTTTATATTTACACCGTAATCAGCCACAATAAAATCAAAACTTTATTTTAGTGTACCGCTTTTAGCGTTTTCTTGCTCGTGATTTAGTTTTTGCTTCTTGAATTGTTTTTTCTTCTATTTCTCTTTTTAATTCATAATATCCAGACCAACCTATTAGTTCTTCTTGTGTCATTTGTTGGCACAATTCTCGAACAGTAAGCCCTAACTCTGAAGCTAAAAAATATATAAAATGCCAGTTATTATTAGCTTTTTAAATCTGCTTTCGCTTCCTCCATTTTGTATTCAGATCCAGAATTTAACATTGCTAGTTGTATTTCTTGAAGGATAGAAGCGTTTACTTCTCTTCTTAATGATGCTTTATGACCATCTTGAAATAATCTTTTACCATCTTTATCAAGAGCTTTTGTAATTAAAAGACTTAAGGCAAAATCATCAGCAGATGAATTATCTCCAGACATAGCAACAATAGATTCTCTTTCTGCAAGAGTTAATGGATTCCAGTAGATTTCTAAAACCACTTCATCTCCATCTTTTAATCCATACATATATTTTTGGCTTACACCAAATTTGTTCTTAAGCAGTTCAATCGCTTCCATAAATTTATTAGATTGCTATTCTATTATACTAAGCGTTTGCTGAAAATTGACAAGATATTATTCCAATGAAATGACTTCTATCCTCTATTTCTAATGGAGTTGGACCGTTTATGTCTAAGACTCTAGGTTTACAACTAAAAGTATCGGTATAATTAGAAGCATTCACAGAACTTAATCCATCAATAACAGCTTCAGAAATAGAAGATAAAACAGAAGTACCTTTTGATTTTGGAACGTAAACATTGCATTGAATGACACCAGCATAGTAATCCGAAGCTGCTCCCTGATTTTGTAAAGTTGATTGGTTAAAATCTACACTCATTAAAATATACTTTTTACTTTTTCCTGGAGTTGTAAAATGAACATTATCATAAACCATCTCAACAGTATTATCTGCTGCTGCAACTGCGTCTGTTACTGCTTTTTCAAATGCTGCTCTTGTGTTTACTAAAGTCATAACTAAAAATCCTAATACTGAATAATAGTTTTTGGTTTAACTGATCCAAAACCTTTTGTAGTATATCGTTGTCCAAATCTTACTTTACCTTTATCGGTCATTTTTCTTTTTATTTTTTTCCCTAAACCACCTAAATATCTTTGTAAGCTGCCAGACTCTAAAACGTATATTGAATAAACTGCTTTATTCCCAATATAAACAGGTCTTCTATAATTAAAAATTCTTTGTTCTTCTCCAATAGGAAATCGTGGTTCAATTTTAGGTTTTTTAGGTCTTGAAGATTTTCCTGTTTTAAAAAATTCTTCTGAGGCTTCTCTTTTTATACTTGCCCAGGGTTCATAATTTTCTACTTTATCTGTTGGAATAAGAGGAGTTCCCTGAATCTTCCAGCTAGAAGCAAAAAAACCTGTCCATACTGGCATTTTCTTTCGTTCAACACCTTTTGCTGATAAGTCTGTGTGAACTTCTTGCAGTAACTCATTAAAATCTGCACTAATTTGACTATCTAAATCTTTAGGTAAGTCTTCTAATCTTCTAGTAACAGGCATTAGAATCGTACCAAAATAGCAAATAGATAAACCTGTCCGCCTCGTTTAGTATCAATATCAACTATTTGTGCAACTCTATTTGAACCAGCAAAACTTAATGTAATTTCGTCATCTAAATCTGCTTGATTATCTCCTATCTGATCTGGCGTTATATATAATCTTGCTTGTCTCATCTCTTGACCCGTTTCTTCTTCTGATTTAATAAAAGATATTGGAACTTTAATACTATAGCTAGTATCAGTTGTAGTCAAAGCTCCTGTTGAAGTGTTGTAAGAAGGAGATGCTTTTTTTGTATAAGTGATACTGTAATCTTGTGATGTACCTAATTGAGATACAACACTTTTAGCTGCGTTTTTAAATAATGAATCTAGTTGTCCTGCCATTACCCTCTAACTACCCTCATTTGATAAGATCCTGCTCCACCTAGCATATACGCTCCAAGATAACTTTGTAACCACGGGTAAACATCTAAAATGTTATTAACAGAACCAGTTCCCTGACTATCAGTATTATATTTAACTTGCAAATCTCCTAGTTGTACTTCAGAAAAATTACCATCTTTACCAGTAGTACCAGTAATAGCATCTGTATCATTTGCCAAAGCTCTAGCTAATTCGTATTGTGCATACTTAATCCCATTAGGAATTTTAGAACAAGCTAGTTCAACACCATCTACCTGATAATTATTTCTTGGAAATTTTAATGCTTGATCTTCATCGCATCTTTCACCATAAAAAACTAAAGTTTCAATCCATCTAGTAGCTGATATTAATGCTCTTTTCTTCTGATCATCTGTTTTGTTTGTCCAAGTCGAAGCATCTGGGGAGGTATCGAAGTAATCATTAGCTTCAGACAAAGTGACATAACTATTAGCTGTTTCACTTTTTAAAGTTGCGTTTATGGTAGCTGCCACGATTAATAAAGTAATTTAGTTTTATTGTAGCGTAAAGAAAAAACCCCACCATAAATTTGATGAGGTTTCTTCAATGACCACCAATATAATCTTAAGACTTAAGACCGTTATCAAGTGGTGTGTTAACAAAGATTTCAACCATAGGGATGAGATCAATGTCATAAGTAGCAGACCAGTTAGATCCAGTACGAAGTGCTGAGTTAGCAGGGTTATCAGCAGCGTTGCCCCATTTAGTACCCATAACGTGATAAGTACTGTGGTAATCAACAGATAGAACATCTTGCTTAGATAAGATGTTTCTTTCAGCTTCAATTCCTAAATCCTGCTGTACACCTTCAAGAATTGTTCCTGACTTCATTAAGTAGCAACGGAACTCCTGACGGTTTCCAGTAGATGTTGGATCGTTAGTGTTAACAGCAGAGTCAATAATAACTTTACAACCAGCAAATTCGCCAACTGCTTTGTCACTAATGCCAACACCGCCACCACCCCAAGTTATGCCAGTACCAGTCGATAAAGCAGAAGTTGAGAATGTCAACATACCAACTTGATAGAGGTAGTAAGCAACAGAAGGATGAACGATAAGAAGATCAAGCTCTTCTCCTCTTTCTCCTAACTTGGAACGAGCTTCTGCCATTGTTGCAGCAGTAAGATAGTTTGCTTCAGCAGTAGAACCAGAACCACCTAATTGCTTCTCTAAACGATGACCATTTAAAGCAGTATGGAATAAACCAGTTAACTGCTCATATAAACGAACAGAGTTTAGTTTGTTGATAGCATCTGCAAGCTGATTTCTGATGTGACCCATTGGATCTTCACCAGCAGCTAATACAGCAATATCATCAACAGCATACGCAAAACCTCTGTGACAGATAGTTGCGATCTGTGTTCCTGTTCCAATTTTCTGAGGTGTTAAATAACCATTAGTGCTAGTACCCCATGAGGAAGTACCATCAATAATTTCTTCAGTTGGAGATACAGGGTTAAATTCTGGAACTTGTATTCTTGTACCACCTGCTCTTGAATCAAGAAGTGGGTTACGAACTACAGCACCAGACTGTATAAATAGACTACGTTCTTTGATAGCTTCGGAAACGTAAGTACTAAAATTATTTCTCTTAACGATATCCGCTAATAGGACACCGCCAGAGTAATTCTGAAACGGAGCAGCCATTCAGATTTACCTTTAAAAAGTTTTTTGCGATCCCCTAATCACAGATAAGGGCATTAGTTTCACAGAAACTAACTATTTTGTTTGAGCCTCTTGCTTGAGCACTGCTGCAAGTTGAGGATTCTCTTCTGATATTAGCATTTGTTGAGTGATATTGCCCGTTTTCCAGGGGTTTGGTTGACCTCCACCTGCATTTGCAACAGGACTTGGTTTTGCACCCATTCCAGCAGAGTTACTAGCCTTAAAATGATGTTCCCAACCACTACCAGGGTTTTTGAGACTTGTAAGATAAGTACCTAAATCTTGTTCAACACCACCATTAAGAACAACAACTTTACCTTCAGCATTTTTTTGTAACTTTCCTTGTAACAATGACAAGGTTTGTTCTGCGTTTATCGCTCCAAGATTACTAATAGCTGCTAATGCTGTTGTTTTAGTGGAAGCTATTTCATTTGAAGTCTTTAAATCTTCTAACTGTTGTGATAAAGACATAATTTGTTGTTCTTTATCTTGTGCAGTTTTATTGGCTTCTTCCCAAAGAGTTTTCCATTGACCTTGTTCTTCTAGCTCAGTTTTACGTTTTTCTTCTTTTTGTTTATAGACATCATCTAATTTTCCTTTAATGCCTTTAAATTTTTCCTGCTCATCTGCTACTTGTTTTTTAAGTGCAGATAATTGTGATTCATATTCTGCTTTTACAGAATCTAAATTAGGTGCTTGTGGTTGTGTTGTTTGTGAAGCAGTTTCAGCCACGGGCTGTTCAGCGTTGGTCACGGACTCAGGCTGAATTACTTTTTCTTCGATTGCCATGAATTATTCAGATAAAATGTTTGTGGATTTTTTCTTAGAAGTCTTTTTCTTAGACTCTGTTTTAGGTTGAGGTGTAGGAGCAGGACATGCTTCAGCACCATTACCTAACCTTTCAGATAAGCTTGGTTCTACAAGTTCCCACTTATAAGTTCCATCAGGTTGAAGAACCTTATCTAGTGATTTAGCCATAAAAATGTATGTACTTGCTTTCTAGTTTACCAAATTATTCAGTTTTGGCTTCATTAGCACTTGGCAAAACTTCTCCCTGTACTAAAATATCTCTAAACTCTTCTCTATCAATAACTTGTTGATCGAATAATGATGTTAAAGCTGTAATATCTTGTCCAATTAATCTTTCAATATCAAAATCTCTACTAATCTTTACTTCTGGTGGTTCTATACCTACATATTCAGCAGATAAATTAAATGCTTTTTGTAATTTCTGCTCTAATTCCATAGAAACCATAGCAAGCATAGAATTAGTATCTACTCTGTCTAATCTTCTAGCATCAGCACTTTCAGCTACAAACTTCTGCTGACTCAAAGTACTTATCCCCAAGGTAGCCATTTGCATTTGTAATTCTTTTATTTCAGCAGATTGAGCATCAAAAGCACTAGAAGCTGGCTCTACATAATAAACTTTATTTCCTGGCTGAGTTGCCATTGCATAATTAACACTTATAGCTAAATCTTTTGTCTGGTCATCATATCCTTCCATTACAAGCATTGGTTGAGATGCAACGTGCAAACTATGTATTAAATCAGCTTGTCTTTGAAAGTGTGCAAGATTTAAATAAGCAATATCCAATAAAGGTGGTTTGCTTGTTAAATTATCTGTTTTACCAGCATAAATAGTAACTAAAGGTATTTCACCAAGAGAAAATTCACCTGATTCTACTAATTTAAAATCTTCTTCAGCAGTTGTAGCATCAAACTCTCCAGCATAAGAATTATCGTTAAGATCATACATCTCATCAATTTGATCTTTTCTACGAAAAACCTTATATCTGCCAGGTTCTATAACTCTTACTTGATCATAAACTTTTTCTCCGAATTGACCATCAGGTAATACAGCTTTTTCTCCAATTCTTGCTTGTACAAGATTTCCATAATTAGATTCTCTATCTAATCTCCAACCATAAAGATTTAAAGGATCTACTTCGATCCAATATGGCCTACGATCTTGTGCTCTTTCTTCAGCTAAACTTCTTGCTCCAGATGGTGCAGGATAATCAACAAGAATATGACTTTGACCATAAGTTAATGAACACATCAATATTCTTCTTGCATATTCATCTAAATCTGATTTACAACCGTCAACATCCATTTTAAACATTTCTGTCCAATAAGGATCTCCTATAAGTGATATTGGTTTTCTTAAAACTAAACCTGTAGCTGCTCTTATTAATCTTTGTGTAAAAGGACTAAATACTGCTCTATTTACTCTTGCCATATAAGCGTCATAATCCTCTCGTGGCTCTAGAGGTAAAAACGCTTCACTATTTTCTCTTAAATATTCAGTACCTTCAGTAACAGCTTTCATTATTTCCCAACTCTTCATCATATCCAGAACGGCTCTTGTTCTAGTAAAAGGACTATCTATCCCACCTGGCGAAGTAGAAGTTATAATCTTTGTTTTTATTTTGCCTGGGATTGCAAAAGTCATTTAACATCTCCACCTTTTTAGGGCTAACGCTTTTCTAGTTGGTCTGCCTTTTTTATCTTTTAGTGGGCCAGGCATCCCACTCATCCTTGCACAAAATGATTTTCTTCTAGCTGCTCTTTTTCCTGTTGGGCTCTTCTCTGTTACAGGTGCTTTTAAATTACTACCTGTAGCACGATTGTATTTAGCTCGACCTTTGGCAGTAAGTCCTCCTTTACGAGATTTTTCACCCCGTCCAACAGATAAACTTACTCCCTTTTTTCTAGGCATTAGATAGCAGAAGTAATAGCACCATTAGTTACAAAACTCACAGATACAGTTGAAATGTCTCCAACAGTAGAGCTAAAAGAAGTTCCTGTAATAATGCCGTTAAAACTTAATTTTTTAGTACCAGATGTATCTAAGAAAAGGTTAAATGCAGCATCACCAGCGTCTTCTGTTGTTAATACATCACTAATAATTTCAGCAGTATTGTCTCCAGATGTAGCTGTATAAAGAAGATCAACTGTACCAGAACCAGAAATTAAAGATCCTATATATTTTCTTGAAGTATCTCCATGAGAAGTACACTCAAGAGTATCTTTTGTTGTATCTAGAGTCCAGGCGGTTGTAGAAGCTATAGCTCCAACAGATCCAGTTCCGTTATCAAATGATACAGAGCCTTCTTCGCCACGAAAAAATGCCATGATTTTAAGAAAAATTTACTTATATGATTATACTACCGTGAATTTAGAACTTTTACAGCTATTTCTTCTTTTTCTTAGCGGTTTTAGCAGCTTTTTTAAATGCAGCAGCCGTTGGTGCTCCTTTACTTCCAGGTTTTCTCATCTTTTCGCCACTACCAGCTTTAATACGCTTCTTTTTTGCGTGAATATTGGCATAAAGCCCTTTTTTCTTAGGCACAGTTACACCTCTTCTTAGTTTTTTTCTTCTTTTTCTTGGGTCTTCCAACCTTAGAACCATAAGTTCCAGCACCTTTTGGCATAGTAAAAGTAACTCTTAGTATATTCTAAACGAAGTTTGACCTAATGTCTCTGGTTTTGCGAGATTAAATTGCTGTAAACAAAGATAACCAAAAGCATCAAACGCATGGTCAACACCTAAATTCTTATTAGGTAATCCTGTATTTGGAGCGTAAGTTAGAGTTCTTAACGCTTTTATCAATTCTTTACATCGAGGATGAATAAAAGTCCTTCTATCACCATTTGCATCATATAAGGCAGTATTTACAGCAGTAATCTTATCTCTGATCTTCCAGGGAGATTTTGGACTCATTACTGTAAATCCATTCCTTCTTAAAATCGTATGGTCTGTAACACCTACCCCACTTGTCTTTCTCGCATTACCAGTAGGGTCAGGACACGCAATTACTCTTCGATCCACTCCATATCTTCGTGTAACTTCTTCAGCAAAATCCCAGGTTGTTGCCCCACCCGTCAACATAATCTCATCAAACACATAAAGACAATCGTTATGCTTTACCGCACAAATTCCTGCCATCGGATCTACGTTAAAATCTAACCCAATTAGCAAAGGCATCATGTGTAAATCCTGCACTTCCTTGTCAATATTCTCATCAGCAAAACTAACAGCGACTAAACCAGTAAGATTCTCAAAACTGGCTTCAAACTCTTGCCGAAATGTTCTTTCATCTAATTGACTCCTAGCTGCTTCAACTTCCTCTTCTGCAACATTACCCCCCTGGATCGTAGTAAAACTCCAACGAATCCAATCATCTCGATCAGTTTCTCCGCAAAAACACCACATATCATAAAACCAACTCGCAGTTCCATCAGGTGTACTAATAAATAAAGCCCAACCCTGTTTATCAGCCAATGCAGGTCTAATAACTTCAGCCCATACGTCTTTATCCATAAAGGCAGCCTCATCAAGTACTACCCCTGCCAAGCTTCTTCCCCTCAATGCCATTGCATTTTCAGTTCCTTTTAACTCAATACTTGACCCATTTATTAAATCTAGTCTCAAATCTGTCTCATTTTTGGCTGCAACCCATACTTTTGGTACTAATTTCTTTAATTCCTTCCATGCAATGTCTTTTGCCATCCGATATGTTGGTGCACAATAGAAATAAACCTCCCCTGGTCTATTGATCGCACCACGAAGAAGCTCAATACACGCTAAGTATGATTTTCCAAACCTTCGTCCTGCTACTAATATCCTAAATCTCTTTTCGCTGTTAAAAACTTGCCCTTGAGCATACCTTAAATTGATTTCTGGTGCGTTTTTTACTGCCATACATTAATAAATTAACAAAATTTTCAACTAATACCCCCTAGTTATAGCCTAAATTGCAATTTCTAGGTTATCATTCAATTAATACCTTATCTGATTGAGTCCGTGGCTGAATCTATTTTATCTGGTTTCGTTCCAGAAGATTTTAAAGAACAACAAGTTGAAAAGAAAAAAAGACGCTCTAAGTTTGCTTGCAATACAAAAGAGCATATCCAGGCTAGAAGTCAAAGATTATATTCTCGTCAACTCGAGGGTAAAACAACAAGGCAGCTAGTTTTGGAACACGCAAAGATTGAAGGCATTGCAGAAACTTCTGCTTGGAGTGATTGGAGCAGAGTAAAGCAATGGAATAATGAAGATTGGGAAAAAGATAGAGAAAATATGCTTCCAAGACTTCAAGCAATGAGAGTAAGATTATTTAATAAAGCAGTTTCAAAAGGTCAATTACAGACAGCAGCACAAATATTAGATTCATTAGGCAAAGTAATCGGAGAGTCTGTAGAGACAGTTAATATTCAAGCACCTCAACTATCTATAAAAGTAGAACAGCAGTAGTACACATATATTAGTAACGAAGATATTGGATATATATTTAAGTTCCTCGGCATGGTATATAAAAAAAATTTTTCTGCAACCCTCCCCCAAATACGCTGAAACGGCTCTGTGTGGCTCTCTGATAGCCTTCTGCTGTCACTTTGGTGCTATAGTACCTTCAAAAAATTGCCCTGCCTGAAGCCAATCTGGAGGGAGTGTATCATTTTATACTTACACCAATATTTGCTGAAATATAGGGTTGACATGATGTCAAAAGTGACATAATATTCTAATGTAACTTGAAAAATAAATAATTGGATCGGCGGAGCTATTGGGCTTTCACTTGCGTCAGGTACGCTCTCACACTGGTACGAATTAAGGCTAGGTGGGAAATGCGGTTACGCTCCTCGAAAAGATTATTTCATAACTGCTAATAGCAAACTGGCAAGGCTCACTTATTAGCAGACATTCCTTTTACTTCTAGGCTGTAGCACTCACGAACAATAACAGGCAGCAAAGGGGCTTAACCACTTTGGCAAGTCTTCTTTCTCCCGTCACAGATTACTTCACGAACTAGCACAGCCTACAAGTAAAAGGTACTTACTTTTTACTTACTGTTCACTTATCCAAAAGTTAATTTTTAAATTATGACTTATGCGTACCAAGTAACCCAATTCAACGGGATTGATTATTCTACTAAGTCTCCTAAATGGAACCTAGTAGCAGAACGCAGAACACAGCAACAAGCTCTCGCAGTGTGTCAAACACTGAACCAGAGACAACCATATTTTCATAGGGTTGAAGTTGTAAAGGCTGTTGAGCTTCCAAAGTTCACAGTATTGAAACCTGCAAAAAGAGAATCAGGAGCAATCACGATTCCTGCAAGTTTCAAAGTAATTAAAAAAAGAAATTGGATTCTTTCAATTCTTGGGAGGTTCTTCTAATGTCTGAAACAGAATTTGATATTTATTTCGCTGGCATAGATTGGGGGGCAACCTTCGATCTATTCCCAAAATTAGAAATCACTTACGACCCAGATTATCAAGAGCTAACTAAAAATGAAGATTAAATTAATTTCTTATTTTATTCTTTTTGGCTGTGTGATTTATTCAGGCTTTGGTATTTACCAGAGCTTGGATAATCTCACTTCAAATTATTACTCAACTTTACAACAACTAAACAAATGAGAATCAGATCACTAGGAGCAAATAAAACTTTGCTCACTCTAAAAAATGGCGTTCAGGTGTTTCTTTCATATGAAACACCAGTTGCAGCCCGTCTATTAAATTTTGATTATGTGCGAACTAATCAAAAATGGAGTCGCACAACTTCAAAACATATTACCCAATGGTTAGAGGGTGTAAAAGCTCGAACTGTTGAGCAATCATACTTAGACGAATTATTGGAGGTTTAAAAAATGTTTTTCAAAAAGATTGATTTTTCAGAATACGAACCAACAGATCAAGACACGCTCCGAGCGTGTTTTGATGAGTTGGAATTATCAGGTTATGACATTTTAGAAAAAGATGAGCTTAGAGTTTTAGCAGAATATAAGGCCGAAAAGTTTAAAAACTTTATGCGACCTTTATTTGGTGAAACTCCATCAACTGAAATTTCAATAAAAATTGGGGAATAATTTCCCCTTTTTTCTTACAAAAAGTTTAAAAAATTTTCACTTATCCTGTAAAAATTATGACTATTATGAATGGCCGAATGAAAGGCAAAAAAGCCGATTATGTCAAACCTGAGCAAGTTATCGTGAATGAATTAATTCAGGCACTTGAATCAGGAAATACAAAATTATGGCGAAAAGAATGGACAGTTAAGGGTGGCTTCAGGAATGTCTTATCAGGGCATACCTATAAAGGCTCTAACCCTGCTCTGTTATGTTTACAGAGTTCTATTAGGAATTGGCATTTACCACTCTTTATAGGAGCAGGTCAGGCCAAGTCTATTAACTGCCTACCTAAACGTGGTTCACGTTCGGCTCGAATATTACAACCGCTCCAGAGATCCTTTGAACTCAAAGAGAAAGACGAAAATGGAGAATCACAATATGGGTCATATATGGCTTATAAATGTGTTCCCGTTTTTAATGTTGCTGATATTCGAGGATTGAATGATGAAGCTAGTCTTAAATTAGAAAAGTTAATTGATGATGCAGTTCTAACTGCTAAACCTAGAAAATTAGATGTCAGAGTAAAAGAAGCTCATGACAGATTATTCCAATGGGAAAAACAGATTAACACTCTTGTAAAGGGTGGAGATAGAGCTTATTACAGAGAGTCAAGTGATGAGATAGTCATTCCAAAAAGATATAACTTCAAGAATGATGAGTCTTATCTTGCGACTTTTGCTCATGAAGCAGTTCATTCAACTAAACATAAGACTAGGTTAAATCGAAAAGACTTAACTTACGCTCAGGAGGAGTTAGTAGCAGAGCTATCCGCATATCTCATATGCAACCGACTTCAAATCTCAAATCTAGACACAATGAACCATGCAGCATATTTGCAAGCGTGGTGTCCAATGCTTAAGTCCGATCCAAAGATCTTATTTAAGTCATTAGCCAATGCTAGTAAAGCAGCAGATATGGTGATCGGAGAGCAATAAGCTCTCCTTTTCTTTTATTATTTATTATGAAAAATTACAAAGCAACTGACCCTGAAATGATTCAGGCAGGAAAAGACTTAGCAAAATTATCTAATTTATCTAATCGGGTTATTTCTAACGATAAAGATTTATTTCAGGAATTAATGACGATCCAATCAAAACTTTGCGAGATTTCAGCAATCAAAGCTAACTTCATGCAAAGATATGAGGATATTTTAGATGAGCAAGCGAGAATAGAAACTCAGCTATGCGTCTTTCAACATGAAATGCTCCACTCATTTGAGTTGGTCATTCGATATTACAAAACAAAAAAGAAGGGCTTTAAATAGCCCTATCTTTTTCTAGTTTTAATTTACACCTAGTCAGAATTAAAGTTTCATAGAGCTTTTTATCTGACTTTAAAGCTTTGGTTAATAGGTTATCCCAATCTTCAGAGGATAATTTATTGAGGTTGTATGGATCGTAACCCATTTCTTGTATTGAAAAGACGTAAGACTTAATTAGACTCATAATGATACTGTTACTACATCATTAAATATAGCACAATGGATTGACAATTACATAAATATAATGTTATTGTTAAAAAGCGTTCACTTACCCTAAATTTATGAAACGTATTTACCCTGACGATATGCAACTAGATCAATTTCTAGTTCTTAACGAAACAGATTATAAAGTCATATCAGAAGCATTAGAGGATATGGCCTGTTGTATTCCTAAAGATGGACAATATAACAGAATAAAAATCTCTCAAGAAGAATTTGATCTTTGCAGAGCAAAAATTCTTACAAGAAAAAATTTACAAGGAGGTAGCAACTAATGGGTTTAGATATGTACTTAGAGGGTTCTTTTTCAACAAGAGCCTATATACAACCTACTGATCAGCAATATGCTGATATAAGAGAAGGTAAGGAGGTTACAGTTAAAAGATCACCAGAATTGGAAGATGCTCTTACTGCTATTGGTTTTGAAAACGCTCCAATAGATCATTCCTATAATCACATGACTTATGTGTTTCCACTACTAACATGGAGAAAAGCTAATGCAATTCATAAGTTTTTTGTAGATGAAGTGCAGGGCGGTAATGACGACTGCGAGCGTCATTGGGTATCTTTAGAACACTTAAAATTACTTCTTCAGAATATTAACGAAATTTTTAAAATTGAAGATGAAAAAGAACGTATAACAAAAGCAAGTAAGATTTTACCTACCGATAATCTAGGTTGTTTCTTTGGAACTGATGAATACGACAAATGGTATTTTCAAGATTTAGAACGTACCAAAGTAACTCTTGATAAGTTATTTGCTTATGAAGAAAAAATGTCAGGAACAGGAAAATGTTTTGATAACTTTTATTATCAATCATCTTGGTAGGAGGTATATATATGTCGCACCCTGTAAATACTGAGATTTTAGAATCTCTATTCGATGAACAGATTGATGCTGTTCAAAAAAGATTTCCCTCCCTTTCAAATAGGGAGGTTGAAATCATCGCAGCAAGAAGAGCTAAACGTCTTTTTTGGGAGATGGCTCAATGAACAATTCAAAACTAACCGAATGGTTACTTGATAACGACTGTCCCTTTGAATTTGATGTTGTAGGTAACTACTGTGATGCAGTAGTTCTTATCTTTATTGAAAAGGAGGAAGAATGAATATTACAGAAAGTCGTGACGAAGCATTTGAAGCTATTGCAGAGATGTTACGCTCCAATGTAAAGAAGACGAAGATAGCTTCTAAACTGTCTGCTGATTATTGCGTAAGCGATAAAACAGTTTATAAGTGGATTTCTAAAGTTGAAGAGATGTATGACATTGAGCCAATCGAGTCTATTCTTCAACAACATAAATCTGAATTAAAATCTGAAATTTATCAGGATTTAATTCGAGATTATCATAAAGCTAAAGATGAAAAAGATGATGAGTTACGAAGAAAGATTGGAGCTATATTAAATAATACTTACCTTAAAAAAATTAATTTCAACTGAGAATTTCGCTAGCGAATTATGATTGACAACCCATTACCAAATCAAGTTATGCAGGAAATGGATTTAGCCCATTTATCCGATCAGTTTAATCAAACTGTTTTCGATCATGGACTTGAAATAGCTAAACACTACAAAGTACATTCTGATTTACATGATTACTTTGCAGATTGGTATTTAGATTATATGCAACAGAATCCTGATCTATTCGATCACACTTGTATTTATCTTGATTCTGATTACATAGTCGATTGGTGGGAAGATGAGTCATTCTTTTATGACGATTTCGATTCACCTTACATGGAGATTAAAAAATGAGACTTGATTCTATACACATTATTCTTAAAGAATATATTAAGGAACAAGAAGAATTACATCACATTGATAGAGATATTAATTCTTGGCAACTTAATAAGTTATCAGAATTAACCGATCAATTAGATGACATCATTTGTTACGAACCAACCGATCACGAAATGATGTCTAGCTTCGGTACAAAATGGCATGACGCATTATGAAAAATTTATTTGATTCTCAGATCTGTGTTGACTGTAACCTACCCTGCCATTTTGGTTCGGGTAGATTTGTTAACAGATATTCTGTTTACAATGATGATGTAGAAGGTTGGAGATGCGGAGACTGTGCTGCTGAAGTTGATGCAATGTTGGAGGAAATGAATAATGACTAATTTCGTTCCAGTAACACGTTACTCTAGGTGCAAAAGATACTCAGGTGCATTAATAAAATGCCCTGAGTGTAACGCAGTTGCTACTATCTATCATCTTTCTTGGTCAGCACTTGGCTGTCAAAACTGTAAAGCTATGATAGATAAATACGATTGGTTCATAGAAAAAGGTAAACATTCAAAACTATAAGATTATGCCTAAAGGTAAATACTACGAATATCAAATTAAACGATCCGCACTAGATCAGGATTATCTTTCTGGTAATATTGATGACTTTCAATATGCCAGAGAGTCTCTTGACCTAGACTTGAAATACGAACCATACATACTAGCTCAAACTATCAATAGCGAAATCGCTAAAAAACAACACAACATAGGAGATTCTAAATGACTTATTACGCTGTAGTCGCTAGAGAAGAATACAAAGAAGAAGAAGTTTTACTTTATCAAGGAAACTATTCTCCTCAAGAATTAAACAAAATGGCAACTGAAGAAGTTAGACAAAATACAACTATGGAATATGAAGATATAGAAGATTGCTACGTTCATATAGATTTTATCTTTAAATCTGACACACCTATCAAATGGATTTATGACTAATAACAACTGGGGTATAAATTTTCCTGATAATCCTTACGAAGGTCAGATTTTTTATTACCCTCATACTCAAGATACCTTTACTTATGTCGTTCCTAAAAACCAATCAGGTTCAGGAGAATGGGTTATGGTTACTTATCAGGACTTTACTTCAAACCGCAACTAACTCATCTCTTTTTACCATATCTTGAAACTCTGCAACCTTTTCTTTAAATAACGCACCACAACCTATCAACTCCATAGCTGTTACCCAACGAAGCTGTAATCCGTTCTTTCTTATTATACATATTAATCCCCTTTTTGCTCTAACTCCTGTTTTTTCATATAGCCCTTCATTGTACGCACCTATCTGTAATAAATGATCCTGTAAATATTTTTCTGGTTTATCTGTATCTTTTCCATATGTTTTGAAATCTACTATTGTTAATTCTGAATGGCCGTCAGAGTTTTCTGTATCTATTAAAGCGTCACATTGACCAGCATATCCTGATGAATGGTTAATATTAAATTCACTAAGATGAATGGCTTTTATATCTTCTAAAAATGGCTGTATATTTCGGGTGTACTCACTACACGCCCATTGTTCCTCGACTTTATTTTTACCATGAATGGCGTTTTGTAATGCCCAAGTTGTGATTGCTTGACTAGGTCGTGCCAAACCATCTTCATAAGTTTTCCAACCATTGCGTTTGTTTGCTGAATTTATTGCCAGTATAGACGCTCTTTTTAATATTTTCTCGCAATATGAATGAACCGCAGTACCAATACTACAAGCCATATCTCTGTGTTCTAAATTCCCTGGTCGTTTAACCCATTTCATTAAAGCTGCTTTTTGTTCGGCAGGGGCAGTATGTTTTAAAATTGACGTTACTGAATGATATTCTTTCTCTTCCTCATCACGATATATCCTATGTTTACCCGAGTCATCCCGAACCAAAGATGAATGACGTAACCCTGCTAATAAGTTTTGCCTGTCCTGATCTTTAGGTAAGGCCAATGTCATTTGTTTATGAATGATTTTTATTTAACTTTAACTGGGGTCAGATTTAATTGCAAGTTATAAAACCTTTTCCGTTATATCGACCCAATGAAACCAATCTATTGTCGATTTTAAAATGCAGTCTCCAAAATCTTTTTCTTCATATCTAAAAGTCCTTTTTAGGTCAAAGTCGTAATGAACCTGACCTAAATATGGAGCTTTAGGGAAATCTATTCCCATTGATGATCTGAAATATGGCATAATTACCAACCTTTTTTACGTCTAGTTGAATGGGATCTTTTTCTAAATTTAATGACATTATCACTTCGAGGTTTTTGTGATGTTAAATGCCATCCTTTTCCTTTTGGACATTCGTAAACATATGAATGGCCTTTTCCTTTTGCTCGCATATCTGCTGCAATGATTTTTGCTTCCTCTTCGGATCTATAGCTAACTTTATTGCATTTGTAACAATGATCTAAAACTATAAATCCTTTATCTTGAATGTAGCTTTGAAGGTTTATAAAACTAAGACGTTGCATTGGCGGTTGGTACTTTTGGTTCTACGTCATCCCATAACTGCATTTCAGGAGCTTCAGGCATAACATCTTTATTAGCGAGAGCTTCTTTCTCCCACTTTTCATACTTAGCATTTTCTAATGCTTGTTCTCTTACGGGCTGAAACATATCATCAATGGATCTTCGGATCATAGAAGATATTGATGTCCCTGGTCGGGCATAGTGTTTCAACATTTCGTACTGTGATTTTGTTATTTGAATGGAAATTCTGTGTAAAGAATTAGCATCAGATAAAACGTCAGAAAGAGGGGACATTTGGAATTACCTCGAGAATAGGGTGGATCTTCTTTGCATCCACTATGGCATACATTTCTGTATTAGGGTATGGAGCAACGAATTTAATGGTTGGTGTCTTTTGGACATGGCTGTTGAAACACTTTATAAAAGAGTTCAACATATATTGGGCAGGATTAGTGCCTCTTCGTTTGAAGTAACCACTACCCAACTGATTTCTAAATGAAAGGCAAACATCTTCTGAATCTAAATTCGCTCCAAAACATATCGCATCCATAAAACTTAAGATGGGTACTTTTGACCAATGCCTATCTCTTGCTAATAATGAAAAGGTTAAAGCAACTGATTCACTAAAACATCTAAAACTTTTTCTTCTTCTGGTAATTTCATCAATCATAGGCTCTACATAATCTTTATGTATTTCATATAATTTTGTAACTTCAGAATGATAAGGAGTTTGACTACCTGACCACCTTATTTTTGGGTACTGATAATAAAACTGATAGTTTTTTAAAGCTGCTGCAATCGTTTTACCTTTAACGCTACCTAATATTTCAAGTGCATCTCCAGCAGTTCTTGTAGAACCTGTATCTACAACATTAAATATTGAAGGGTCAAGATTACGGCCCAACATAATTTGAATGGGCTTTTCTGCTTTTACTACTGCTGCAAGTCTATGTTGACCATCAAGAATGTTATCGCTTGAATCTAAAGCAATACCTTGTGCAGTTAAAAGCCAACCTCCAGTTTTTATACTGTGAGATAACCTATCAACGTGTCTTTTTTTGAATTTTCTATTTTTTTGGGTCGTTTGACCTAGTAGTTGCGATGCCCATTGAGGGGTCATGGTAACTACCTCAAATGTTGGAGTAGTCATAATAGGGTAAGTTTTTAACAATTTAAATCCTTATGACATCATATTACCACAAGTTCTTGTATCTTTGCAACAGTATCTTAACATAAAAAAACTGCCAGAAGTTAATCTGACAGTTTCTTTTTTCCGTATGGGCAATGACCCTTCTCTATTATCCTCCGAAAGGATCTTCGTAAGATAGTAGCTTGGTTAAATCGAAACCTTTTGACTTAGTTTTTTCCCAAGCTGCTTCTAGTGCGTCTTGGTCATCTTCATCTTGAGGTTCAATTTGAATGTCGTAATTCCAACGACCTCCTTCTCTATCTAAAGAAAGAGAAAGATCCCACTCCATAAGATTTTTATACTTTCTGTTTAAAGATAGCTTTCTGATCTTACTAAGAATCTGATACTGGTCTGCTTCTAAGATACGAACCATTTTGTTCTTGTAATCATAGATAGGCCAAACATAAGTTTCTTTAGGATCGGCTGGATCTGTACTTTGAAATTTAGTTCCTCTTGTATAAGAACCTCCCATTTCAGTAAGAACTTCTTCTTCTGAGGGTTTGCTGATAAATCTAAATGATTTACCTTTTTCTCCGTGTACAGATTCTCCGTAGATTTTCCAAAAGATTAGGGGATCTTCTTCCAATAATGCGAAAGAAATGGGTTCTTTTGGATCAACCTTTGATGGGTTTAAATAAGAAGAAACAAGTGGGCGATCCCCCTGTTCTTCTGCTTTTTTGACTTTTTCTTCAAAAGTGGCTGAAAATTTCATAAGTAGAAATTGTTAGTTAGCGTTGTAATCAATGGGCAAAATATATTTGCACAATCTCATTCTAATAGCTTGACCTTAATTTGTAAATACCCTAAAATAAGAAAACCTCCGAAATCTGTTGATTACCAAAACAGAAGTTCAGAGGTTTCACTTACCCTAATAGAATGATACATGACAATTATTAATTTCGTCAAGACTCTACCTGAGAACCTAGTTTACGCACCTATCTATAAAAAAGATGCTCCAATGAAATCAGGCCGTAAGGCTACTGGTAAAAATCCTTTAGAAGAATCATGGGAAAGAGATTTTGATAATCACGATCTAGAACTAGCAATAGAGAAAAATTCCGATCTCCAAGCTGTTGGTCTTTATACAGGTATAAGAGGAAAAGGTATCGTAATTCTTGATATTGATAAAGACCACTCTGTATTAAAAAGAAAATGGTCTGAAACTCTTATAGGTGCTCCTAAAATCACTTCTACTAAGAAAGATGCAGCAAAGTATGTCTTTAGCGTTCCAGAGGCTCTATGGGGAGAAGTAAAGGGTCATGGCCTTCGTAAAGAAGAAGGTGGTAATTATGAAATACTTTGGGGAAGAAGACAGGGTGTTATCTATGGTGCTTACCCAGGTGGACATAGTTCAGAAGAAGGTTTCTATAAATTAACTGGTGATCTTTCAAAAATACCTGTAGCTCCTGCTTGGTTATTAGCTGAGATGAAAGCTCCTCCAAAACCAGTTCAAAATAAAAAAGATTTAGACTTTAGTGATAGAACTGATGATGAGATTGCTCAAATCATCCATGAATGTCTTTCCGTTATATCCCATCAGGGTTTAGGTAGTAGAGAACATTGGGTTAGGGTTGGAATGGCAATTCATTCTGCTCTTCCTAGTGAAATGGGTTTAGCATTATGGTCTTTCTGGTCATCTCAAGATCCTGACTTTGCAGGAGAATGGGAAGATGCAGGAGATCACGATACTCCCTGCACTACTGCTTGGTATTCATTTAAAAGTGGTGGTATTGGTTTAGGTACTTTAATTTGGTTGGCCGATAGAGAAGATCCTGAAAGACATAGATTTTCTTCTGAAAACAAAAAGATTGTTAGTAAAGCTGAAGATAAACAGGTTCAAGAAATTAGAACTTCTACTCTTGATTTTGGTGATGTCATTAAACGTGCCAAAAATATTCTTGAGTTGGATAACCCTGCTGAGATGAACTACAAGTTAAATACTTTGGCATTGAAAGCTGGTTATAGAGATCAATCATCTTTGGAAAAACTTATTGTTGATCAGATTCAATATGAAAGCCAAAAAGGTATTTTAGACTTAGCTGACCTTTATGCTTTAGACATTCAAAGAGAATATTTGATACCTGACATTCTTCCTACTCCTTCAGTTGTTCTTATTTATGGGGCAGGTGGTGATGGTAAATCCATGAGTGCTTGGACTATGGCAAAACATATTGCTACTGGAGATCCTTTCCTTGTTAGAGGTAGTAAAGTTCCTGTAGAAAAAGGTACTGTTCTTTTGCTTAATGGAGATCAACCTTTATCTCAACTAAAGGAACAGCTAGAAGAAGTTAATCTTCCTGTTAATAGCAATGTAAAAATTCAAACTGATTGGCAGTTACAAAGATACGCTCAGTTTATTAAGTTAATGCAGGAACATACTCCTAAATTAGTTGTTATCGACTCTCTTATTGGATGTAGTGGTGGTAGAGCTTTTGATGAAAACAAATCAGATTTTGCTCAACCTTTATATTGGCTAACCAGAAATAATGGTGTTCTCTTTCCTAAGACAACAATTCTTATAATTCATCACGCTAATAAAAATGGTGGATTTAGAGGAACATCTGCTATCAGAGATGCGGTTGATGAAACTTGGAAACTATCTAAACCAACTCAAGAACAGGTAAATAAGGTTGGTCGCTCCAGTAGATTTATTACCATTGAAAAATCTAGGTCTGGAAGAATGGGAACACAGATGATTATGAAGATGAATGATGACCTTACATTCTCTATAGCTGATTACACTCCAGAAGTTTCTAACGATAGTGAATCTCCTACAACTGTTCAAGATAAAGTCCTTCAAAAATTAAGAAAGATTCATCCCGAAACTTATACCATAAATCAAATGATTCACGATCCAATGGTTGATGGTAAAGATGCTGCAATAAGAAAATCGTTCCAAAGATTGATTAAAAAAGGTCTTATTGAAGCTATAGAAGATGATGATTCTAATAAGTCTTATAAAGCAGTCCTCGCACGGGGAGAGGGTGCATATCTTGTCCCATTGGAAGAATCCTAGTTATACCAATAGATTTCAGTGGGACAACTATGTGAGACAAGATAGATTGTCCCATTGTTTTTAAAGCGTGAGACAATTCCCCTTGTCCCATACCCTTGTCCCATACCAAATCAATGTCCTGGAGCGTGATTATAAAGAATGGGACAATTCCAGCCACTCTCCCCAGGAAAATTGTTATTTTATATTATTAAAGTATCAACCTATCAAATTTGTGATAGCATTGGTTAAAAAGATATTTATGGCTGAAACTGGCAAAAAACCTCACGGAAACAAAAAATATTATCACGTTCTCATAGATATAAACAGAGGAGAGTTATTTGATGAATATATTCGTACGAAATTAAAAATTAAGCCTACTTCTTGGATAAGAGATGTTGTTTATAATTTTTTACAAGACAAGATTGATAAAGAAGTGTATGATAAAGCATTAAAAAAAGATCAAGAAAACTGGAATAAAGCAATTCAAAACCGATTACAAGGTAGAGCACTTTCTAGGATTCTTAATTCAATCAAAAAAAAATGAGTGATTCTAAAAAATTAAAACGATTAAAAGAAATAAGACGTAAAAATTTAGAAAAAAATCTTTTAGATATTGAGCTAAAAGGTTACGATCATTATATTTTTATTAATGAAAGAAATAAAGCTCAAGTAGTTACTAATACTGGTAATTGGGTCGTAGAACATATTAGAACTGCAATTCTTAAATTTAATTATGAAATTGATAAAATTGATAAATTATTAGTAAAAGATTTTACTGAAAAAGAAGTTAAGGAATATGAAAAAACTTTTTTATCGGATTAGATTTTTTTTCTTCCCTTACTTGCTTTACAACAAGGTTAGCTTCAAGTTCAATTAGCCTTCCTAACATAGAAGCTAAAAACATATCTTGTTCTAATTTATGTCTTACAAGATGAGTACAATACCTTTTTATATCAATTACATCATCACTTGCCATAATTTCTCTACAACGCATTTCAACATCTAACTTCATTTCTAAAGGTGCTTGTTCAATGTCAATATTGAGAAATTTAGTAATTTTCATTTTAGGGAAAGAGTTGTTGTTCTAAAATTTCAACTGCTTTATCATCGAGCGTATTTGTTGTTTGTTTAGCAAGTGACTTCATTAAGTCCACAACTAATTTTTTGACAGCCGTTGTTGTTAAAAACGTCATCAATATTGGTTTTAAGATTTTATACATAAAAAAGTATGTGTTACATCCCAAACATACCAAATATTACAAGTTTTGGCCTTCTATCCTACTAACCGCCTTTTCTAACTGATTTATTCGGTTAAATAATTCTCTAATATCACGTTCTCTTCTGTTGCTCATATTAGACAACACCATTAAAAAAGCGGTTGCTGCTGCTCCGATTAACGCTCCATAAACCTCTGGCATTGCTTTAAGTTATAATTATGCCTAGTATGACTAATAAATCCTAGTTATGACAGAAGAAGTCAAAAAAGGCCCTCTACAAAAACTCAAGGAAAGCATTAATGACAAAGAAGAGCAGTTAGCTTTCATCTCAGTCGTAGTAAGACTTGTTGTTGTTGCTTGGAGTGGTTTTATCGTTTCTCTTAACTACGTTGCCCTCCCTGGTTATAGTAACGAACCAAAAGACATCACTTTTCCTGCTTCGCTCCTGACGGGAGCACTTGCCAGTTTCGGCCTTGAAGGAGCTAAAAAAAGAGGCGATGGAACATACAAGCCAGAAGACAAACCGTTAAGTAAGAAAGAAGTAGAAGCGTTATTGGCTACACAGTCAGGAACTTATCAAACGATTAGAATAGAGACACCCATCAAAATCCTTGGTGCGGAAGTAATAGATAAAAAACAAAAATCATGAAAAAGTTTCTTCCCATACTATTCATTGCATCAAGTGTTCCTTGCTACGCAGACGTAACTTCGAGCATGATGACAACTGTTCAAATCCAAGTTAATGCTGCTGGAACACAGGTCGAGAGGTTAGGAGGTAGCTACTCTGCATCTGGAACTAATGTTGGAACTACCAACTCAGGAGATCAGTTAGGAGGTTTTAGTGTTAACTCAACTACTAACGCAGTTACTTTTGATGCAGGGCAATATTCTATAAATTCTAATGCTACAAACTGGTCAATAACTGAATCACTATTACAACCAGATGCAATGCAAACTGGAACTTTAGACGTTGGTGATGTTTCTAACTTTGGTAGTGTCATATCAACTGATGCTGGAGTAGGAACAGGCTTTGATGTAACTATTGGTTCGGATCATACAATTACAGATTTAGATTCAGGCGGTGCTGGTTCAACTACAACAGGTAGTTTTGTTACTTCAGTTACTACTCAATGATGAATGAAAAAACTTTTACTACTTCTGTTTTTTTATGTCATACCAGTTAATGCACAGCCAATCGTACCTGCCTTCACTACTGGGACGGTTTCAAGCACCACTAATACAACAACTTCTATATCAGAAACAATTACCAGTTTTGACTATGCAACAGGATACGAATATACAGTTACAGGTGTTGGGGTTTCTATGGATGGTGACAGTATTACTCCACCTCCCACAACTATTAATGAAACAGTAAATGGGACTGTATATACATGGACAGGATTAGATCTTTCTTCAAAACCAAATTGGGAAGTTACAGGAGATGCCTTTCAATTTACAGAAACATATTATGGAGCAGGTCTTCAAAACATGACGATCATTCAAAGAAATATAGAAAGCGAATCAGTAGTTACATCTACCTCTGTCTTTTCCCAATAGCTCTAACACCTGTAGAAGCCCTTGCAAACGCTGTAAGTCAATCAAACAACGGCTCAGTCACAAATATGGCTATACAGTCATTAACAGGGAATATGACCACGAATCAGTTTGGAAATAATATTGTTTGCCAGGGAGCTACTCTTACATTCTCTCCATTTATTACTTTTGGTGCTAACTATAGAAAACCTTTTGACCATTACTACACAACTCCGTATTACGATCCAACAGATGCTAATGATGATGGAGTGCCAGATAATGCTGGTGATATTCTTTTTGAAATGGAAAACTATAGTGGTACAAACAAAGATAGCTTTGCAATTAATACAGGTTTTAGTTTAAACTTTACAATCCCACTTGATAGATCATTGCAAAGTACTTGTGAAGAAGCAGCTACAACACAGGTATTACTACAACAACAGATATTAGAAAATAAAAGGTTAGATTGGCAGATAGCTCGTATTCGGGAGTGCGGTAATTTATTAGCTAACGGAGTACGAGTGCATGAAGATAGTCCTTTTTATGGGTTATGTGCTGATATATATCTAGAACCTAAACCTAATCAAGTTATACCGCATACACATCTCATAGAATAACTAAGCAAGGGATAATAGAAGGGCAGTGATTCGTGGCACACGCAATGCTTCCAAATATGCCTTACTCTCCTTGCTAGGTAAGCAAAGGCTCTTTGTATCGGCAGAGCCTAAAAAGGTGTACATACAACTTCCTTTGCTAAGTAAGCAACTGACGCTCTGACAGTGAGGAGGTAGAACTTAATCTACTCTTTATCAGGTCTGGCTGCTTATGTACTATTCTACCTTATCTTTCTTCTTTGTCAGTTTCTTTATTAAGTTCTTTACTATCGGTTTTACTAAATTAATAATAAGTGGTGTACTCGCAGCCACAGTAGCAATAATAGCAGTATTAATAACGAGGCTAACTGGTGGTATGTATTGCTCTTGGAAAGGTACTTGCTCGTAAATGGTTTGGCAGATGCCTTCATCATCTCTTTCAAAGCCAACAATCCTCTCTAGCTTCTTATCATTAGCATAATCTCCAATTCTTCTATTGGAATTAGGGTCAGGGCAATCTGTTAATAAAACAATATCTTTCTCCTCATTAGGTGGGATTACTGGATTTTCTCTAGGAGGTGGTGGTGGTGTATTTATTGTAGGTTTAGTTTCTTCTTGAATATACTCTAATTCTTTAGGGTCATAATTTATTGGTATATAAGATGGGATCGTATGCCCTGCTGGACAGCTATAGTATGAACCATTTGGATCGTCAAATATAATCTGTGTATTTTTAACAGAAACATCCCTGTGTGTTCTTACACAACCAGCCATTTCAATTTTAGGTAAAGCTATATTAAGACTCTGATTTGTTGTAGGTATATGTATAACTGGTATTTCAGGAATAACAATCTGAGAGATTTCTGGTATTAAGATTTTATCAATCGACATTTATTGTTTAGCTAAATAAACTTCCACAAATGAATTACATTTTGGACAAGATAAATTAGTTACCATTGAATATTCTTCTGCAAGAACAGGTTGAAAGTCTTCATCAATATCATGGTCGCCACCCCATATCAATTCAGTTTTACAATGCCAGCAGTTCATTTATTTATTGTCTTTTAATAATAAAATTGATTCTCCTGTTCTGTCAGGCATTGCATTATCTAAAATGTTAGGCATTAACTTTTGTACATTTTCTAAAACTTCATTCATCATTTTAGTTTTAAACTGTGGTGAAGTCAGGTACTTATAACCAAAATATGATGCTCCTAGAGTTGAAGTAATAAGAACAAATGATAAAATTGATAAAGCGTTAGCAATTTTTTGAAACATGATTAAAGAGTCAATAATACGAGCATGCTCAATGATGAGCTTAGTCGTTTTGCTACTTATTGTAGCTATCAGTCCTCTCTATGTCACTATGGGGATTATGACAAGGCAAATGCTTGAAAAGAAGAGTTAAGTTTTAGTTTGTTTTGCGTCTGAAGGTTTTATTTCCTGTTCTTGATTTTTTGTAGATAATAACTGTGCCTGTGCATCTTTAACACCTAATATTGCACCTTGATACCTGTCTTCATTTTTACAGGCGATCTCATAAGCACGTTTAGCTTCTTCTTTTTGAGTTTGAATACTAATAAGCTGTTGTTCGTACTGCTTAATTAGATCATCTAGTGGGTTAGTCATTAGTCTGCCTCCTCTGCTGTATTTCCATCTGCTACCCAAGCAAGGTACTCTTGGTAGTCGGTGTTTGCTTCGTCAAATGGAATAATTGCATTATCTTCTTTTCTCAAAATTGCGTTTTTAATTTCTTCTTTTGATGGGTCTGAAACTTTTTTGTAAGTGTAATTCATAATTAAAGCTCCGCAGCAGCATTATATGTACTTTGTCTGTGGTAGTTACCAGTTGCCGAAAGATTCACCCTATAACTAAATCCAGTACTAGAAACATGATAAGTATAATCAGCATCAGCTACATTTGATGTACTGTGATTTGTGGGAAAAGTGATGGTTGGTGATGCTCTCATTATAGTCGGAAAAGTTAAATAAACTCCATGAACAACACTTCCACCATCACCATTATATGCACTTCCAATAGCTGCCATGCCAGAAATAAAATACCTATGACATAAAGCAAGCTCCTGTGCGAATGACCTATGCTCAAAATCTGTTGCCACATCCGAATCACTTGCTTCTAATTGTACACCTGTCAAATAAAATTCATTACTGGTGTTATCCATAAAATTAGACTGACCTGTAACTGCTGCGTTAACATCACCTGATGTCCAAGAAGTAACAGCACTTGCTATATCACTAGATCCAGCAGCTAAATGCCACATTATTCTTAAACCTTCTCCATTTCCTGTAATGATATTGTTTGAAGTATCGGCTGAAAATGCAACAGTAAATCTTTGCCAACTTGAAGTAACTGTAAAACTCCTATTTTGGTAATAGTATGTGCCACCAGAATTTTTTTTGCTTAACTGTACAGAATATTGATGATTATTATTTTGTGAAGCTGATTTAGCATAAAAAGATAAAACAAATTTTTTTGCAGATGAAGTTCCAGAAGCAAACCCAATAAGATTATCTGCTTCAATAAGTTGAGCTATTATTCCGTTATGACTTCCAGTTGGTGTTTGAGTACTATCAGGTGTAATTTTTAAAGATTTGGTAAATCCGTCTGGTGCAGATGTATCTTGTGTTGTAGTTGTATCAAATGTAAATCCACTACCAGTTCTGTGATGGAATCTATCTAATGTATATTCTTCGCCTGTTCCTGTATATGAGCTTGCTCTTTGATTAACAATCATCTGACCGTTAATTACTCTGTTTCTATTACTTAGGTTATTAGTAATATTCGCTGTACAAGTACCGTCATTGGCAAGGCTTACAGCATCTCCTGATGCTCCTGTATGCCTAATACTATTAACAATTAATCTACTGCTCATGGCTTGGGATTAGCGTCTTTAACTGCTTTGTTGTGAATAGCAAAGCTACCTGTTGCATCTAGTTTACCTGCAATAATATCGTCATACAACATCCCAAGCTGATCTCCAGTTGGTGCATACGTTGTAGAACCATCAGTTGTTCTGTCACGTTTATATTTAGTAGCAGCTAATTCATCATTTATAGCTTTTCTTGCTGTATCTATCTTAGATTGAACAAGAGTTACGGATTTACCATCTTTATCAAACGCACCAGCAGAATCATCAATAGTAACGACTGTACCTGCGTATGCTTTGTAAATAGCTTCGTGATCTAAGGCCATAGTGTTTTACTTTTAATTATAGAAGATAGCCATTAACCTGCTACCTCCATCACTGTAATACTTGAGGCTGTACTTGCTCTATAATTAGCATCTGCCCATGTATAACCTCTGTTAACATATACGTTATAACCAGTGTAAGAACTTGCAAATTGTAATTTATAAGTAATAGCAGATGTTGTATTTGGAGAATCTAGAAACTGTCCATTATAATCATCCAGTTGTCTATCATTTGCACCACTATTTGCAGCAAAATGATAACTTGATGCCTGTATTCTATTACCAGCAGCATCACCAACATAAATTGCAGTTGAATCTCTTGCTAGACGAGCAGTTGCAGAAAAGTTTGCAGTATTACATGATAGTGCAATTTTATACATTACCAAAATTTTATTTGAACTTGAAGATGGAGTAATAGAAACTGTCACTGCATCTTGAAAAGTCATACTTTGAGTACTTGCTGTATCGGTTTTAACTGTCTGTTTTACTTGAATAATATTACCTGCCTTTGGGTTTGTTGTTGTCAGTACCGTTCCATCTGCACTTGTAGGTAACGTAATAATACGATCATCACCTGTTGAAGAAGGTGCTTGAAAACTTACTGAACCACCCCCTGATGCTGCATTTAGCTTTATTTTTCCTGTCATGCTGCTACCTCCATTGCTGTTATTGTTGATGCCACCCCTTGGTTATATGTGCTATTTCCTGTATCATTAGTTCTGTTAATATGTACTGCAACAGAGGCATATAAAGAACTAACAAATGTCTTATAAGTTATTGCACTTGTAGTGCTAGGTGAATCTAAAAAATTAAATCCAGCACTTTCTATTTGAGCAGTACCACTATGATAACCTCCCATAGTTCCTTGCAATCTATCATCTCCACTTACAGCAGTACTTGTTGCAATTAAAGTTGAGTCTCTTTTTAAGTTAAAGCCTATATAACCATTTGTAGCAGCACCAAAATTTATATTAACAAGAAGTAAAATTTTATTAGAAGATGACGAAGGTGTAATACTTACATTAAGTCCAGTAATTTCAGTTTGTGAAGCACTTGTACTTGTAAAATGATCAGTTTTAGTTGTTGAAACAACTTGAAGAATAGACCCACTAGCCATTGCTGAGTCTGGTAAGGCTGCCAGACCTGTTACTACTCCTGTATTTCCGTTGATTGATACTGGCATCTTAAACCACCGTAAATGTTGAACCAGAAGGTACAGTTAAAGTATAAGTCGCCATTGAAAAAGGGCCAGCAACTAAACCATTTTTATTAGTACCAACTGTAATATTTCCTGTTGCTGTTGCAGGATTTTGAAATATACTATCTGTTTCTCCTCCAGCAGAAATAGCATTAGTAGATGCAG